ACGCAATATTGCGCTTACTATCGAGGCAGTGGTCGGGCAGAACATTTCCCGATTTTACTTCCGTCTGCTTCCCCGGTGCTTCCCCGGGGGCTCGGGGAAGCAGAAAACAGGAGCGCGATACATGGCGAAAATCAGCAAGCGAACGGTGGACGCGGAGCCGACACCGGAGACCGGCCGCACCTACCTATGGGACGACAGGTTGAGCGGCTTCGGTCTGGTCGTGCATCCGAGCGGCATCAAAAGCTACCTGTACCAGTATCGAACTCCGGAAGGCCGGACGCGGAAGATCACGATCGGACGTCACGGCGACCCGTTTACAGCGGAGCAGGCGCGCGAGCGCGCGGAGGAGCTGGCGCTCATCGTGAAGCGCGGCGGAGACCCCATGGGGGCGAAGCAGGCGGCGCGGCACGCGCTGACCGTCGGCGACGTATTCGACAAGTACCTCGCATCACCAAAGTTCGCCGAGAAGGCAGCCAGCACCCGTGCAATCGACAGCGGCCGGATCGAGCGACACCTGCGACCGCTGCTGGGCCGAAAGGTCGCCAACAAGCTGAGCGTGGACGAGGTGCGCGACGCGTTCCGCGCCATCGAGACCGGCAAGACCGCCGCAGACGTCCGCACAGGCCCCAGGGGACGCGCACGCGTGACGGGTGGCACTGGCGCTGCCCGCATGGCCGTGCGGCTCCTGCGCGCCGTCCTGGCGTGGGCAGTCGAGGCTCGGCTTGTCGACGTCAACGCGGCGGCCGGCGTGAAGACCGGCAGCGACGGCAAGCGCGAAGCCGTGATCGAGACCGGCGACGAGTACAAGCGTGTCTTCAAGGCAATCGACAAGCTTGAAGCCGAGCTGAAGATCCGCCGACCGGCCGCCGACGCGATCCGGGTCATCGCGCTGACCGGCGCCCGCCGTGGTGAGATCGCCGGCCTGCGCTGGCGGCACGTCAACGCGAAGCAGAGCACCATCGTCCTGCCCGTCATCGAGCACAAGACCGGCCGCCGGACCGGCGACGTGCGGACCATTGGGCTACCGGCCGCCGCGCTCGCGATCGTCGAGCGCCAGCCGCGCGGCGCGCCTGACGACTTCGTATTCCGCCCCGCGCGAGGAAAGGGCGCAATCGCGCTGAACAAGCCGTGGCGACTCGTGCGCGCCGAGGCGGGCCTTTCGAGTGATCTGGTACTTCACAGCCTGCGGCACTCGCTGGCGTCGGCTATGGCCATGGAGGGCGCCGAGGCCGGGCAGATCATGGCCGTGATGGGCCACCGCTCGATGAGCACCGCGCAGCGCTACGTGCACGTCGCGAAGGACAAGCGCGCCGAGCTGGCCGAGCAGGCGGCCACGACGATCACGGCCGCGCTGATGAGCGCGCAGAAGAAGCCGAAAGCGAAGGCCGAGCGATGAACCGAGACGAAACCAACAAGCTGATTCAGTCATTGGACTGGATCAAAGTCTCGCACCGGCTCACCGGGCTACAGAAAGTATGCGACGGGATCTTGAGTTATCCGAACGATCAGAGGCGCCAACTTGCCGAACAGGCAGCGGCAATAATCGCGCAGATTCGCCGCGCGCATAGCCACGGCCTCACGGTGTCCGTAACGGACCTTTTGCGGCTTGAGAAGATTTGCGCCGATGCCGACGCGATGATCATCCGGCCATTAGCAGAGGCCGGTGCGAAACATCGGGCCGAACAGCGAAGCAAGGGCATAAAGGGCGCCGCTGCACGATGGTCGGCGAACGATGCCAAGGCGGAGGTCGACCGAATCATCGCTGACCTGCAATCGAAGCAGTACGAAGATTGGACACACGCCGAACGGTGGAACGAGTTTCTGGGCCTGCTCGATGTTGCCCAACTTCGCCCGACAGAAAGTGTCGATGCAAACGACGAACGGAAAACCGCAGTGACCTACGAAGGCGGCGGTCGTATGACGTTTGGAACCTTCCGCAACAAATTCCGGGTGAAATCTCCGGGGGCATAATGCCCGGGGCATCAAGAATCCGTCCTTAGCCTTTCCCTCACTGGCCGCGAGTAGCAGCGGCGTGACATGAGGGAAAGCAAATGTTCGACCGCTTTTTAAACCGGGACGAGGCTGCGGCCTACGTCCGCTCCAAGGGGCTGCCGTGCGCGAAGCTGACGCTGCAAAAGCTGGCGAGCGTCGGCGGCGGTCCTGAGTTCCAGAAGTTCGGATCGCGCGTGGTGTATCGGGCCGACCGGCTCGACGCGTGGATCGAGCACAAGCTCGGCGAGCCGATCAGCTCGACGTCGCAGGCCGCCTAACGATGGCCGCCAACAAAAAAGCCGGCGGGGCTGCCACCCCGACCGGCTCGAAGTTCAAACGCAAAACCTTCGCCGCTGATCATGCGCCGACGTGGCGCGAGCTGCAACGCCAGCACGACCACGCCGCGGCGGTTATCGCTCGTCGCGCGGCTCGCTTTCGGAGGTCGCCATGACCACCACCGGAACAATCATCAACCGTCGCGGCCAGCGGTACGAGATCATCGACGAGCGTGCGCACGTCCGCCTCGACGGCAACCAGACGACCGTCTACGCGCTGCTCACGCATTGCAAGACCTGCGGGGGCGAGTTCGTCGCCACGGTCGGCCGCAACGACATCAGCAACCCGAAGCGCTCGCTGACGCGCCGCTGCCCGAGCTGCCGGCCGAAGCGGGCGCCGAGGGCAGCAAAGGTTCGGGAGCGTTGCCCGCATTGTGGGCGTGGGATGCCGGAGGCGGCTCGATGAATGCTGCGACGAAACCGCCGATTCCCGACGAGCGGCTAATGCTCGAAGCGTTCGACGTGCTGTTCGAGCCAGGGCAGATCGTCGAGATGCGCGCTTTCCCGAAGGGCCGCAAGCGCACTGACTGCGGATACTTCGACGGCGATCATCGTGCGGAATTGGCGCGTGCTGCGGCCGGGCTGAATCGCGCGGGCGCGGCCGCCTATGTGACGCTGAACATTGTCGACCCGCAGTTACTTGGGCGCTACGCAAATCGCGTGGAAAGCTACGCCAGTGCGACGACGACGGACGCAAATATCGTTCGTCGGCGCTGGATGCTGATCGATCTAGACCCGGTGCGTCCGAAAGACACGGCAGCGACCGATGAGCAAATCGCACTAGCTCTCGACGCGGCTTCGCGCTGTGAATCGTGGCTAACGTCGCAGGGCTGGCCGGCGCCGACAACCGCCGAAAGCGGAAACGGCATTCACTTGCTGTATCCGATCGATCTGCCCAATGACGAACCGACGACCGCGACGATCAAGGCCGCCCTTGAGGCGATCGGCACGAAGATCGACACCGACGCGATCAAGGTCGACCGTGCCGTTTTCAACGCTGGGAGGATCACGAAGCTCTACGGAACCGTGGCGACAAAAGGCGATCATCTGCCGTCTGCGCCGCACCGCCTTTCGCGCATCGTGAGCGCACCGGGCCGCGACATGCTGGTCACCCGCGAGCAGCTGCAAAACCTGCTCGCAAAGGATGACGCGCAAGGGGCGTCCGGCGAGGAGCGGAGAAGATCGAGCCAGTGCAAGGATCAATTTGACCTGTACGATTTTCTCGAGCGTCTCGGTATTCCTTATACCAAGGGCCCGCACGGGGGCAGCGACCGCCTTCTGCTCGCGCATTGCCCGTTCAACCCGGATCACGGGAAAGGCGAGGCGGCGATATTCAGGCGCGCGAATGGCGCGCTTGGCTTCAAGTGTCAGCATGATTCCTGCCGTGATCGTCGCTGGAAGGACGTGCGGGAAATCGTCGACGGGCCGCGCTGGAATAGCGCGGGCGGCGCCTCCAGCACACGCCAAAGCAGGGGGGCGGCGCCGGGCGAGGGTATCGCCCGCGTGCAGCTGCGGCGCGCGTCGAGTGTGACCATGCAATCGGTCGATTGGTTGTGGGCCGGGTGGATCGCGCGGCGCAAGCTGCATTTGCTTGCCGGCGCGCCGGGCACAGGCAAGACCACGATTGCCCTGTCGATTGCGGCCATTGTGTCGAGCGGCGGACGCTGGCCGGACGGGACGCGGGCAAAGGCGGCGGACGTGCTCATTTGGAGCGGCGAGGATGACGACGACGACACCATCGCGCCCCGACTCGCCGCAATGGGCGCCAATCTCGACCGCATTTTTATCACCGACCGAGTGTTCGAGGAGCACGGATCGCGCACCTTCGACCCGGCCACCGACATGCCGGCGCTACTCAATGCCGCGCGGGAGTTGCCGTCGCTCGGGCTGATCGTGCTCGATCCTGTGGTGTCCGCCGTTTCGGGCGACTCGCACAAAAACTCCGAAGTCAGGCGCGGGCTTCAGCCGGTAGTAGACCTGGGGCACCAGTGCGGCGCCGCCGTGCTGGGGCTTTCTCATTTCACCAAGGGGACGAGCGGCCGTGACCCGCTGGAGCGCGTCACCGGCAGCCTCGCGTTTGCGGCTGTGGCGCGACTCGTGTTCGGCACGGCCAAGGCGCGAGGCCCGGAGGGTGACGAGCTGCCTGACCGCGTGTTCGCGCGCCTGAAGTCGAACCTTGGGCCGGACGGCGGCGGCTTCAACTATCGGTCCGAGGTCCGATCTCTGCCGGACGGGCTGAGTGGGAGCGCCATCGCATGGGGCGACGCCATCGAGGGTGACGCGCGGACCATTCTCGGCAGCGCGGAAGCTGACGACGACGGCGGCGAGCGGCAGGAGCGTAAGGAGGCCGGGCAGTGGCTGCGCGAACTGCTGGCGGCCGGACCGATGCCCCAAAGGGACATCGAGCGCCAAGCGCGCGAGGCGGGCTTCAGCATGGGGACAGTGCGCCGCGCAAAGGGCCCGCTGGGCGTGCGGGCGGTCAAGTCGGCGTTCTCGGGCGGGTGGCGCTGGTCCCTGCCGGGCGAAGGTGATCAGCCAACCGAAGATCACCACACAAAAACGGTGATCACCTTGGCATCTTCGCGCCCGCCGAAGGTGATCAACCCTGCCCAAGATGATCAAAAAAATACCGAAGATGACGAAGATGATCACAAAAATTGTTGTGGAGAAAGTGATCACCTTCGCGCCGTCGACATACAGCGAGCCCGGCGACCAGCTGCCCAAGGTGATCACCTTCGCACGGTGACCTGCGACGGCTGCGCGCGCTTCATTCCCGACGCCGTTAACCCGACCGGCGGACTGGGCGCCTGCCAGCTCGGCAAGCGGCCGGGGGCGCCGTTGTTCCCATTCACCCGGCGGGCCTGCGCAGACTTTCGGCTCGCGGCGGGGCAGGCAAGCCATGAAACGCGCTGATCGCACGCTCGCCGATGGCGCCTGCTGTGCGCTGCTGGTGGCCATGAAGCGTCGCGGCCTGCAGGGCCTCGAACAGTGCTGGGCACGATTCACCGAACGGCAGCGGCAATTGGTGCCGGCTGCTTACCTTGAGCAATTACGCGCCGAGTGCGCGAAGGAGAGTTACAGATGAGCAGAAGCGTTACACCGATGCCGACCCGTTCGGCGATTCAGGCCGAGGCCACCCAGCGCACGGCGGCCAGTGCGGCGGCACATGACGCGGCTGCGGTGGCGGTGGCCACCATGACGGCCGGCCTCAAGCGCAGCGTCTACAACGTGATCGCCGAGGCGCGTCACGGCCTCGTCGAAGAGGAAGTCATGCAGGCTTTCGAGCTGGGCGAGCTGGCCCGGACCGTGCTGGCTGCACTGCTGGCCGATGGCGCCATCACTGAACGTGGCGGCGTGTATGCCGTGATGCCGGGGGCCGCCTGATGAACGTCACCGAGATCACCAAGCGCATCGAGGCGCTACCCGAGCGCATGCGGCCGTTCTACATGGCGAGGCTTGAGGGTCTGTCCAAGCGTGCGCACTCACCCGAGGCTGAAGCGGCTTTCTTGCGCAGACTCGAAGTGGCCGAGGACCTGTCCGCGCCACTGCGGACGACACCCGCTATGCGGCTTCGCCGGGGGCGGCAATGAACTGGCTCCGACCGACGCGTGGCTGGTGCGGTGGCTTTGGCGTGCGCACTGACGGCAACGTAATAACGTCACGGACGGTGCACTGAATGCGCCGTAATAACGTCACAGACGGCGCAGGGCGCACGCAGGCGCGAGGGCGGGCAATGACAGCGCATCGGCGCGTGCGTGGCTCCTGCGGGCTGTGCGTGGCTGTGGCGGGCGAACCAGTAAAAGCGTTCAGAGTTTGGCGGGGGCTGTCTACGTGTACGCGAGGCCGTTCGTTACCCGTTGTGCCTGGGCTGCGGAGTACCTCCGACGCTTCAAAGGTACTCCGCAGCAAAAGAATCGCGGGTACAGGGCATCGCCTGTTCCCCCGCGTAGTTGCCCCGCCTATGGCTGTCGCCGCCGCTGGAGGAATTCATGACTGACCGCTGGATATACAGCAGTCGCGAGACGGCGGCAGTGCTCGGCGTCGATATGCGCACCTTGCAGCGTCACGTTCACCGGGGCATGCCATGCGAGGGCCGCGACCGCTTCGACCTGCGCGAGGCTGTGCAGTGGTTCTTTACATGGGAGGTCGAGCGGCAGCGGGGCGACGCGGCGACGTCGGCCGCAGTCGACGACTTGCTACGTGCGCAGGCCGCCAAGGTGACGCTGCAGATTGCCAAGCTGCGCAGTGACGTCGTTCTGGTTGCCGACGTGCAACAGCGGTTCAACCTCATGGCGTCGACCGTGGCGACCGGGCTGGACTCTCTCGGCTCGCGCCTGGCTGGTGACATTGCGGACCGGGACGACGTAACCGAGATCGCCGCCGTGCTTGATCGTGAGCTTGCCGCGATTGTCGCGGCCGTGAGGCTGGCTGCCGGCCTGTCCCTCGCCGACGAGGCCGACGAGGACTGACGTGCTGCTCGACGCGCTCGCCGCCCACTGCCGCACCCGACCTGCTGAGCCGCTGCCGGCTTCCAGCGCGAGCGCTCCAAGACCGCCCGCGGCTATGTCGGGCTGGCTGTCCGCCACGCTGGGGGTGAGGCCGACGTCGAGCCGTGGAACCGCTCAAACGACAGATGGTGACGCAAGTGACGCAAGTTCATATATCGGCGTCTCGCGTGCGCGCGCGCATACACACGCATAGACGTGGATATGCAGGAATGCGTCACCTGCGTCACCCGGACCAATACCCGCAACGCCCGTTGCGGATTTCAACCGCGGCTGCGTGCCGCGCCACGTGAGGTAGTCCCGTGACCTATGCCCCGATCATGTCCACCTTCGTCCAACGCAGTGTGCTCGTGCAGCTGCGCGGCGGCCCTTCGACTGCCGAAGCGCTCTCGGCGACGCTCAACGTCGATCTGGCACTCGTGGCGGCTGTGTTGCGCGGATTGCTCGCGATCGGGCGCGTCGAGCAGTCCGGCTGTCTGTGGCAGCTCTCCCAGCCGCCGAGGCGCGCGGCATGACGCTGCCCCCCGGTCCCGCCTTGGTCGACGCCGGCGACCCCGGTACCGAGCCCGCGCGCCGGTTCGAGGCGCTGCGCGCCTTGGTAGATCACGTCGGCGGCCGCCCCATCCCGGCGCCGCGGTGGAAGGTCTACGAGCGTCAGATCGTGCGCGTCCTTCGCGAGCGTGCCGCGGAGTACAAATGCACGCCGGCCGAGGCGCTGCAGCTCGAAATCGACAGCGCAGTCGTCATCGCGAGCAGTGACGCACTGGAGGCCGCGACCGTCGCGTTCAACGAGGTGTACGTGCCGGCTTTCCGCGCCGGCGTCGCCCGCCTGGTGCTCGAATCACTCGTGCCCGATGCCCGGCACGCTGACCAACTGGAATCCCTTACAGATCCCGACGACGAGGAGATTCCCGGTGATCAGTACGGCGACGACGATGCCGACGTCGAATCTCTGGTAGCTGCCATCGACCTCGCCGACAAGCTCGTCGAGCGCGGCCGCCTGACGCCCGCCGAGACCGACGCCATCCGTCGCGAACTGCTCGACGACGACGTGCGCTCGCTGGCTGAGCGGGTCGCGCTGTCGAAGGCCAGGGCGAAGCTGCGGAAGGCGTTCGCAGACGGGTTCGAAAAATAGTTGGAAACGTTTTCCCGATCTCGCGGGTATAGAGGTATGGACGCCAAGATTCTGAAACTCGCCACCCGCCTGCAGACGACCGTCGACACGGCGACCCGCGACCTGCGCGCCGAGCTGTTGCCGCAGGACGTCATCGATCGCGAGTACGGCGCAGGACGTCGCTCCCGCCACGCCGGCGCCGAGTTCGCCGATCGCGGCGAACGGCGCGACATGTACTCGTTCTCCGAAGCGCGACAGTGCATCGAGGCCGAAGCGAGGAAGCAACTCGCCCGGCTCCGCGAGAACCGCACCATGCGGCCCGACCTGCGTGACGAGCTCGCGCTCGAACTCACCCGCCGCCTGGCCGAGCCCGATTCGCCGGCGCGCGCCAAGGTGCTGGACGATCTCGACAACCGTGCGCGCCAGGCGCTGCGCGGCACCTGAACAACAATCCGCGGCCGACGCCGCGCAACCGACGAGACAAGGAAAAGCACCATGGCCAAGAAGATTGAGTTCCAGCACATCGACGCAGATCCGGCCTACGTCGCCGCCCGCAAGCCCGTCGAGGCGTTGCAGGCGAAGGCGCGCGACATCCGCGCGATCGTCAATCGCCTCGAAGCCGAGACCACGCCGGCGGAGTTCGCCGATGCCGTCGACGCTGTGCTCGCCGGTCAGGACCCGGTAGCCGCTGCCGCCGCGCTCGACAACAGCAAGGCGCTCGAATCCTCCCGCAAGTCGCTCGCGTTGATCGAAGGCGCCATCACTCGCGCGCAAAGCATCGTCGAAGTGGAGCGCGCCGCCGCGAAGCGACGCCTTGTCGATACAGCGCGTCCGACGTACCGCGAGATTGCGAAAGCGTTCGCGACGCACCTGCTCGCCCTCGCCGAACAGCAGGCGGCATTCCTCGCGTTCCGCGACGCGTTGAAGACGGCGGGCGTGGGCGACTGGCCACTGGCAGAGGGCCCGTGCGGCATGGCTGCGCTCGGCGATATTCGTGACGAGGCATCGACAGGCGCGAAGTGGATCATCGCGCAGATCGTGGCCGGCGTGATCGACGTTGCCGACGTGCCGAAATCGATCGCCGCTGCCTGGCCGTTCCTGCGCGATGTCGCGGCCTACGACCCGCAGAAGCCGAACGCGGCGACCCTTCACAAGATGAAGCGCCTGCCGCGCGAAATCGGCATGCCATCCTCGCGCCTGGGCAAACGGGCCGCGGGCTGACCATGAGCCGGGACCGCGACGCCGCGCACGAGGCGGGCCACGCCTTGGCCGCAATCTCGCACGGCCTCACCCCTGAGTACTCGCGCTTCGACGAGGGTGGGGCCGTGACACGCGTCGAGCAGCTGCCCGCCCAATCGACGCACGTGCGCCTGTGCGTGCTGGCCGCCGGCGAAGTGGCCGAGACCATCCTGCACGGTGCTGCGCGGTCGTGGGTGGCAGGCAGCGATCGCGACCAGGCACGACGCCTGCTCGTTCGCGAACGGTACCTGCGCGACGACGCAAACCCGTGGCTACTGCCGGAAGGCATGAAGGCATGGGAGGAGACCGAGCACGTGCTCAGAAAGAATCGCGCGCACATGGCCAGGCTGGCCAGTGAGCTGCGCGCATGCCTGCATGTGACGGGCGCGACGATGTTGCGAATCCTCGAGCGTCTGCCGCCGCTGGAGCCGTGGACGAGTGACGCACCGCCAATTCGGCCAGCGCTCGACTGGCGCGCTGATCTCGCGCGTCGCCGACACCTGCTTGAGCTGGACGCGGTAGGACGATGAAGAAAGATCACGCAGCGACGGTGAAGGTCTCCTCAGCCTTCGTCGGCCTCGACGTCGGTGTCCGCGGGTGCGGCCCGGCGTCGCTTCTTATGCTGGCGCGGTAGCAGATGAATTGCTCCACACCGTGCCCCTGTGCCCTGCACGGCCTTGCCGCGCACGCTGCCGGCCGCGCGGTGGCGCATGTCCTTCTCCGTGGCGACGTCGTGCCCCTGACGCGTGTCGAGCTGACCGAAGACGGCACAGTGCGCATGACCCCGAGTGACCGGCACCTGCGCCGTGATATGGCGCTTCGTCTACTGGCAGCGGGCATCGCGGCCGAGCGAATCATCACATCGCGCACGGCGTCAGTGGCAACGGGCTTCGCGCAGCAGGATGCGGCACGCATGGCCGGCGCGGACCCGTGGACGCGTTCGGTTGCTGGCCGCGAGGCGATGGACGACGCCGAGCTTCTCGTGCGCAGGCATCGTGCGTGCGTCGTCTCGGTGGCTGGCGTGCTGTGCTCGCTGCGGACAGTGAGCGGGGATGAGGTGCGGGCGAAGGCGTGCCCCCTCCCCCTGAAAATCTATAGGGCCTTTCGGTCGTAGGCCGACCACACAGGTTCACGCAGAGTAAGTTTCCCCCGATTCAATCGAACTCATGAGCAAGTCAGCCCCCAAGCCGCCCGCCCACCTGTCCGCCGCAACCCGCCGCTGGTGGTCGTCAGTCGCGGCCGACTTCGAACTCGAGCCGCATCACCTGCGGCTGCTGACGCTCGCCGGCGAGGCGTGGGATCGCTGCGTACAAGCGCGTGAGCAAGTCGCTCTCGAGGGCATCATGTACCGCAATCGCTTCAACGAACCACGCCCGCACCCTGCCGTCGCGATCGAGCGTGACTCGCGCCTTGCGTTCGCGCGAATGATTCGCGAGATCGGCCTCGACGGCACGCCAGATCCGGACCCGCGCCCGCCTGGCATCGGTGGCCGCTATGCCTAGGCGTGTCCGACGGAACCGCAAGCGCGAGCCGCTGCCGCCCTGGCTCGGCGACGCGCTGCGCACGCGCACGTGGCCGGTGCTGACTGACGACACGCCGGACGAGCTACGGCACGAGATCCTGGAATGGAAGTTCTTCAAGTTGACTGCCGAGCTCGACGCCGCGCGCCGGGAGCTGGGGATCGAAACATGATCGAACGTCGCTACCTCATCGAACCTGTCCTGCGCGTCACGCAGCGGTCAGAGAACCATACGCACCTGAAGGGGCACGCGGCCCTGTTCAACGTGCTGAGCGAGGACCTGGGCGGCTTCAAGGAAAAAGTCGAGCCCGGCGCATTCCGCGAGGCCGTGCGCCTCGACGACGTGCGCGCGCTGTTCAATCACGACCCGTCGATCGTCCTCGGTCGCAATCGCGCCGGCACGCTGAAGCTTGCGGAGGACTCTCGCGGCCTGGCCGTAGAGATCCACCTCCCGGGCACGCAGTGGGCGCAGGACGTCGCGACCATGATCGATCGCGGCGACGTGACGCAGATGAGCTTCGGCTTCAGCCTGCGCACGTCTGACGGCCAGTCGTGGGTGAAGGATGCTGCCGGCCAGTACATCCGCACCATCAAGCGCGCGCGGCTCTTCGACGTCTCGGCGGTCACCTTCCCGGCTTATCGGCAGACGGACATCGCGGTCGCGCAGAGGTCGCTCGAGGCGTTCCGAAGCGGCGTGCAGCCACCCACCCGGTTCGCGACTCCCGGCTCCGACACCTGGCGCAACGACCTCCGCCGGCGCCGGCTCGAACTGGAACAACCGAACCGCGGCCCTGGCCGCTGAGGCACAAATTATGGCGACTCTGGGGTCCTTGATAATTTCCTTGCAGGCAGACGTTGCCCGCCTTCAGGCCGATATGCGGCAAGCGACCGGTGTGGTCGTTCGCGAGGGAAGACGATGGCCTCAAAGGCCGCGGCGGCGATCCGCTGGGCTTTGTGATTTCTGAACTTGCACCGCAGGCACTTGAGCACAAGTCAGCAAGCGATGGTTGGCGCGAAGATCGCCACCATGCAGCGCGGCGACAATCAGCATACCGCAATTGCGGCAACCTCACAGGGCGAGGCAGCGAGGGCGCTAAGCGTCTCGGTTGAAAGCATTCAGCGCGCCTCAAAAGTTCGCGACGATGGTGCGCCAGAATTAGCTGTTGCCGTTCAAGCCGGCAAGGTTTCAGTTAGTGCCGCCGCTGACGTTGCCGAACTGCCATCCGTTGGCGGAAGTTCCGAACGGGGACGGCACGTCGTTTGTGCCGTTCGATCTGCGGACCTTCCGGCCGTCGATATTGATAGCGAGTAGTCATCCCATGCCCGCGGCGTCGAACCTCCACCGCATCTTCCGCAGCGAGATGGATCGCCTCGTCGGCGTCACGCTGCCGAGGATCTTCGCGAGCGAACTCGCATACCGACTCGGCAAGCAGAAGTGACCGCGTGCAGTTCGGGCTGCCACCCGGCGCGACCGTCGAGGACGCGATCGTAGAGGCCGCCACGCGCGGCGGCGTCACCCTGGCGTCGATGTCGAATGCCGTTGCTGTTGTCGGCGACTACATCGTCCCGAAGGACCGCTGGAAGCACACCCGACCGAAGCACGGGCCTGTGGTGATCAAGAGCATGGCGGCCGATCCCGGCTCGCTGGTCGCTGCGGCATTCGCGATGGCGGGATCACTCGCGCCCTACGCGGTGCCTGTCGGGTTTGCGCTCGCGCACCCGATTATCACGGGCATCGCCATGGCCGGCGTGTCGTGGGTCGCGCCGCTGCACACGAGGATGACGCCGTGACGTTCCTCGCGTTGACCGTCACGCCGGACCGCTCGAAGATCGTCGTCAGTCAGGACCAAGGGCTCGCACCGACTCGCGCACGCGACACCATGCCGCATGGCGAGGCCTACACCGCACCAGGCCGCGGCGCGGCGCCTGTGCCGCCTGCGCAGCTCGTCGGCAAGGTCATGCGTACAGGCGGCGTCGTGCTGGCCGGACTCGGTGCATACGGGGCGTTGGCCGGCATGGCTGAGCTACTCCGCGATCACGCCGTGGACGACCTCGACGCTGCGCTCGACCTGAACCTTCGCGGCCACCTGGACGCTTTCAACGTGCCGCCGTCGATTGTGTTTCTCGCGGGCCGCAGCGAGCGTCTAGGCCGGCTGGCTGCGTTTATGTTGAGCGCGCCGCTGTACGAGCCTGTCGAGCTGGCGTGCGGCCATACGCTGCACCCGCCGCCGTGCGAGGACCTGGACAGTTACGACCACATACACGACCTGTGGACGCCTGCGGCGCACGGAGAGGGCACGGAAGCGTTCCACGTGGCCGAGGCGACCAACGTCCGCACCGCGTGGCTGGAGCGTCGCCTGCGCGAGCCTGTGACGTTTGGCGGCGACCTTCAGGTGCTCACGCTGACCGCCGAGGGCGTCGTCGAGCGCGAGGCCCCGGGGTTCTGGTCCTAGTTACCGTTTCGGGGCATTGAATCCCCGCAGCACGTGGCCTACTGTGAATAAGCGGGAGCGGCGAGTCCTGGCAGACAAGCCGCCCCCTGACCATCACACCAACCCGGACGAGGGGTCGGCAATGACGGCTGCGGATCAGTTTACCCACTACGAGCGCGATCCGCGCGCCGCGACCTCGTGTCCCATTTCCGAGGACATGACCATGAACCACGAAACCTACGAGCGGACGCGCACCGCGCTGCTGTCCGCTGCGCACTGCCTCAGCGAGCGTGCACCCGAGCTGTCCGGCGCGATCCGCGACCGGCTCGACCGTGGCGAGATTGACGCCGTGCAGGCGTTCAAGTTGGCGATCGAGTTCTGCCGAATCGGCTCGGCGGGGCTGCAGGCGTGAGCGCGCAGATCGTGCAGTTCCAATCACGGCGGACACTTGCCCGCAAAGACATGGCAGAGACACGGGTGCGCGTAGCGCGCGAGCTGGGCGAACGCCTGCGGCGGGAGTTCACGCTTGCCGGCATCTCTGACATACGACACCAGATCCGCGAGGTGGCGAAGGCGACCGGTGTGTCGCGACGGCATGCGGCTAGGTGGGTGCGAGGGGAAAGGTCATTCGGCTACGAGTGGGAGGGGCACGGCCGCGCCATTGCTGATCGGCTGGGCCTGTTCTGGGTCTACATCGTGGCCGGCGGGCCTATGCGACTGCCGCCTGACGTGCCGAAGCTGCGGCCTGTCTGAACCGGCTCACCACCTGAGCCACTGAGAACCCCGCTTCGGCGGGGTTTTTGTTGGCGCTACATGCGGTCTACGGCCTTCCAAAAATCTTTGGACGACACTCCCAGTTGACCGATGATGCTTTTGACGTCGAGTGCTTTGACCTCACCACGGTGACAGTCGAGCGTGACTTTGCGGAATCGCCCGCCATAGGTGCCTTCGAATTGACGGTGCGATGTTCCTCCGCCTGTCGTGGCTTCTTCAAAGCCAAAGGAGCGAATGACCCGCTCAACCGTGCGGCAATCGAGAGGACGGAAGGGGGGCACTGCCGGCGCTCAGGCCGGAACCACCGGAAGCGACATTTCGAACTCGCGGCGCCGCATGGCCGCGTGTGCGTCGTGGAAAATGTTCCAACATCTGGCGAATGCGTAGCGCAACCAGAAGTACATCGGCGCGCGACGCGGGACAAGGTCGCTAATGTGCTCAGCGTGGACCGTGAGGGCCTCGCGCACATAATGCGCGATGAGGTCGTGAAGCTTGTCACGAGCCTCCTCAAACGAATCGCCGCGGGCATAGAGATTTAGCGGAAGACAGATAGCAAACCAGCTACCGTCGTCTAGCTCCGCATAGCACCGCAATTTAAGTTCGCTGAGTTTCATACTTTGCTCGGAAGCGCCCGATACTGATCTATCGACCGTCGATGGAAGAATCCTTCACAGGACCAGTATAGACACACTACAACGACAGGTTATAGGTCCCGTCGCGCTTCTACGTAGTGACCAGCGCACAGGATCTCAAGCGCGCGATGAAGATAATGGCACGAAACGCGCTTCTGAATCTGCTTCCCCGGTGCTTCCCCGGACCTCGACACAGACTGAGAAAGTGCGCTAAGTGCTTGAAAAATTGGTGGGCGATAGTGGGATCGAACCACTGACCCCTGCCGTGTGAAGGCAGTGCTCTCCCGCTGAGCTAATCGCCCGTCAACGAGATGGGACGCGAATTCTAGGCGGCCATGTCGACGACGGTCAATCGCTCCCCCACGGCGCGAACCTCGCTTCCTACGTCGAACGATACGC